TAAAATGTCTAAAAGAAAACCGCTGATACCATTTTGGATGATGCCAGGAAGCTGGGGTTTAAAAGGTAAAACACGAGAAATAGCTCAAGCTGAATATGAACTTGACCAGGGTGAGCTTGAAGAAAAGCTGCTAGAAATACATCATCGCGATAATCCAACAGATCTAGCAAAAAAGAAACTTGACTTGCAGTTGAAATTTAATGAAATATCTCAGTATGTATACGATATTGAGACAGCAAAATTAACCATTAAAGATAAAAAAGAATTTAGCGTTGCATTATTAGACATTGAATTAAAATATGAAAAGGTTACCCAACTAGAATATGACCGTAAGAAGGCTGACATCCTAGAAGAACCTTGGGTTAGTATGCCTAAAATTCACTGGAATCCGCTAGGAAAAGCTAGAGCATATTTTGAGATGGATTACAATGAATACTTTATTAAACAATTGCGAGACAATGGATACGACGGTACAGAGCCTGAAATTGTAAACCAATGGATGAATGATGTGTGCATTGGCATTTTAGAAGAAATAAATGATATGAATGCAGAATACGCTACACCATCAAAGCGGCGCGAGGAATTAGACGATAATTGATTTTATCAAAAAGTGCATAAAAATCTCATAGATATATCTGCTTGACTACAATTGTCATGATGCTATAATATATGATAGCAATCAGATTGGATCAAACATGTCTAAGACATATATTATTATCGATACACAAAATTTGTTCATGCGAGTTCGGCACGGTATACGCGCACCAGATACTGAACAGCAGCTAGCCTTGGCATTGCATATAATTTTTGCCAGTATTAAAAAGGTTTGGAATCAGTTTGATGCTACTCACACAGTGTTCTGTCTAGAGGGAAGAAGTTGGCGCAAAGATATATACACCCCATACAAAGCAAATAGAAAGGCAGCGGCTGTTAAACGGACTCCTCGTGAGGTAGAAGAAGATACGGTCTTCTTTGAGGTTATGGACGAGTTTATACAGTTTATTAGTGGCTATACTAATTGCACAGTATTGCGTAACCAAGAAGCTGAAGCTGACGATATGGTAGCTCGATGGATAAGTTTACATCCTAACGATACGCACGTGGTAATTAGTAGCGACGGTGATTTCCAACAATTAATTGCAAGCAATGTATTGATATACAACGGCATTTCGGCTTTGCTTTACACCAGTGACGGAATTTATGACAAAGATGGTAAAATTGCTAAGAATAAACAAGGTAAAGAAATGCCTATCCCAGACCCAGAGTGGTTACTTTTTGAAAAATGCATGCGAGGTGATGACGGCGATAACGTAATGAGTGCATGGCCCGGTGTTAGGACAAAAAAATTACAGGAAGCATATGCAGATAGGCATAATCGAGGATTTGCTTGGAATAATCTTATGCTTAGCAAATGGACTGATCACGAAGGTGTTGAGCATAGAGTTAGAGATGATTTTGAAAGAAATAGACTGCTGATAGATCTCAAACTCCAACCTGCAGATCTAATCGATAAGTTTGACCAAACTATACACAACAGTATCATTACAACTCATAGGAAACAAGTTGGTCTTGCGTTGATGAAGTTTTGCAATCGACATGGTTTGGTTAAAATTGAAAAATCTAGTGCAGAATACAGCTCGTGTTTCAGTTCTCCTTATACAGGAAGTCTATTGCAAACACACGACGAATGCGATTGAATAGGTAAGATACAACCATGGCAATAAAATATAGCCTAAAACCAGTAGCAGACAACGGATGGATTTTGATGGCCGATGGCGATAGAATAGGGCTAGTCAACAACATCGACGATAAGATTACAGTTATTGGTAGTATAGAACCTAAAGAATACAACAGTATAGACGACTTGCGTAAACGGTTAGGAGGCAAACTAACCATAGAAGAATCTACAATATCAATAAAAGAACCAGAGATCGGTAATGTAGGTGGATATCCAGTTAAACATGCAGCTCACTACGATCCAACAACTGGTGAGATACCAAGTTATACTCGCACTGCTAAAAGCAAAGAAAGATATGCAGCAGGCTATTACGCATTGAAATTTGCTCAGGGTTGGACTAATAGCTTTTGCCCTCGGTTATCTACTTTAACCGAATATGAATACATTGGTCCATTTACAACCAAAATAGAAATGCAACATCAAATCTCATCTAAAAACAAGGAAAAGATACTATGAGCACTGCTGCTTTAGAGTCATTCATAAAAAAGTATCAAACTGCTAGAAATTACAATAGTAAAGAAATTAGGTTAACGCTTCAAGACGCAGAAGAACTTAGTACAGCATTAGCATTGATATTAGTCAACATCAACTCCTTAAGTGCTAAAATAATTCAGCTTCAAGACCAAATATTAGCAAACCAATCTGAAATTGATCTATCAGGTGGTAGTTTTACTTGACCTATCAAATTCATTGTTTAGCATAGTCACATGCTTTATAAAAATATAAACGATAAATTGATATCCGCAGTAATTGACACTGTTGGACACTGCAATCTTATTACTGGGCCGTGGATAGCTGGTGGTACACCGCGGCGTATTTGGTTTGATACAAATTGGACGAAATATGACGTTGACTTCTTTTTTCCCGATGTAACTACGCGGAAGGCAGCATCAGAACGACTAGATTCAATTTATCAAAAACAACTTGATAATTGGCATAAATCACATACAAATGATAAAGGCGATTTTATTGTAGCTACAGATCCACTGCCAACTCGTCATAATACCAATAATGCAACTACGTATACAATCCAAGTTGCTCAGACATATGTTCATATTCAGCTTATACACAAGGAATATTATCCTAGTTTGTCAGCGCTATGGTATAATTTTGATTTCAACAACTGTAAGTTTGCTACAGACGGCATTAAAATAGCAGCAGACCCTACGGCAGTTGAAGATTGCCAACAGAACCGTTTAAGTCGTAATATCAATTGCCAACACAAATTGGCCGCTAAACGAGTGATCAAATACAGTTTTTATGGATTCAATGCTGACAGTGAAATTATAAGCGAATTATTAACTCAGTATAACGAAAAAACAATTTATGAAGCAAGCGACGACGACTATGTATGATACATTAGAAGACCTACGAGTGTTTAGTCAATTGAGCGAAGGTTGTCATTATATAGATATTGAAAACGAAAAATTTACATGCATAGGAGGGTATGTTTTACCTTATCACATTTCAATTGGGTTAATGTTATGGGTGATGATGGGTACACGTTCATATGAACTCATTTTATGTGATACAATACAGATTGAATCAATAATTAAATTAAATCCACATGATACCCAATTATTGATATCAACTGATACAGCTAGCGTTGTTAATCATATATATGAGAAAATTCAGTCTGTAATGCGAACATGGTCAGTTGATGAGTTTGAATGCATACTGCCAGACCTAGTCCATTAAAATGTCGATCATGCTAAATATGCATAGGGAGATAAAGCATGAGTCGTCCAAAACCTACCGTTCTGTTAGACCATACGGATCCAAAATCGTACAAAAGCGATCAGGTCCTTATGGCTGAAGGTATATATGCGGTATTTTTGGATAACCAACCAATTAATCTACGTACGCTCAACAAACTATTAGATTATCCTGGTCCAAAATATAAAAAAGTAAGTTTTTCTAATCCAGGACACGCACATAATCTAGCTGAAAAACTAAACGTACTGTTTAAGACCGATCGATTCAACGTACATCTTTTAAAGAATGGCGAGATTATCTCGGAAGATATATAAAGATCTCAATTGTTTACCAATAGGTTGGGAAACAAGAGAAGATCTTATCAATATTATTATTCATAATTCTCAGATAATGGACGCCTGCAACAAAATTGCTGCAGGTGTTCAATCTACGGGTATAGATGGATATATGCGTTTATTTTTTATGAAAAATAGTTGGCAATTGACATCTTGGGGTGCATTAGCTCTTATAAAAACTTATCAATCATGGACGCTTCTCCATGATGATAATGCATTAATAAGCGGACGCATATTGATAAACATGAGCAAAATAATAAAAAGCCCATGGATTGCTAGAGGTAGACATGTATACGTATGGAACGAAAGTGTCCACTTTGAAATGCAAATGTTTGATGGCAGCATAAAAAACTTTGTTGATTTTTATATACCAAAATAACCTTTGACAGATTTGTAATACCGTAGTATAAACGCAGCATTAACTACGCAATTAAGGAGCGAAAATTTAATGGCTGTTGCAACACGTAATAAAGTGTTAGAAATTAACACTGTTAGTCCAAGTCGTCTAAAGTTGGCTATCAAACATGCTATTTCGCGCAAACGTCCAATGTTTATCTGGGGACAACCTGGCATTGGTAAGAGCGAGATTGTAGCAGAAGTAGCACAGAGCCAAAATCGTCCGCTGATTGATATCCGGTTGCCTCTTATGGAACCAACAGATATCCGCGGTATTCCTTATCTTGCTGAGGTTACTATTAAGGATGGCGCAGGCAACGTTGTGAAGAATGAACACAATGTTCCACTTACTGAAAAAGTATTTGCTTGGAGCACACCTAGCGATCTACCAACTGATCCCAATAGCCGGGCATTGATTTTCTTTGATGAAATGAGTGCTGCTCCACCAAGTGTGCAGGCTGCTACTTATCAGATCATTCTTAATCGTTGCATTGGTAGCTATAAGCTTCCAGATGATTGTGTAATTGTAGCAGCTGGCAATCGCGTCAAAGACAAAGGTGTAGCATACAATATGCCGATGCCGCTGGCAAATCGTTTTGCTCCTCACCTTACGCTAGAAGTTGACAAAGACGATTGGCTAGAATGGGCAAACCTAAATCGCGTGCATAAGGACGTTGTTGGTTACATTAATTTCCAAGCGGGTGATCTTAATCAGTTTAATCCAAGCATTGATACGTATGCGTTTGCTACACCACGCAGTTGGTATTTTGTCAGTGAGCTTCTACAGGATGTTGATCAAACCGGCAAACTCGTAGATACTCAACTCCCAAGTGATGTTCTTGGAGATATGATTAAAGGAACCATTGGCGAAGGTGTGGGTATCAAGTTCATCAGCTACCGTAAACAAGCGGCAAATCTACCGCCTGCACAAGATATTCTGAGCGGAAAGGTTAAAAAGCTTACTAGCAAGCAGATTGATGTAATGTATGCTCTAACCACAGCACTGTGCTACGAGCTACGAGATGTATCTGAACGTGCTACAAAAGCTGAGCGTAACGGTGATAAAAAGCCAATGGAAGATTTCCATACACAAGTAGATACGTTCCTACGATTCATCATGGATAACTTTGAAGATGAATTGTCGGTAATGGCGAGTAAAACCATTCTAGGCACATACAAGCTGCCAATCAAAGCTCCAAAGCTTGCGCATTGGAAAGAGTTCGTCGCACGCTATGGCGATCTTCTACCAAATACTTAATATATGTTGGTGCAGAAGTGTAGTACGCACTTCTGCACCACATTTTCAATATTACAATTGACTGCTATAAAAATAATATTAAAATAACAGCAGTATACATTCAAATGAGGTAACAATATGGTAGCTGTAGCACTAGCGACAAAGCGTAGTCCTGTTGAGACTAAACTCAAACAAGCAAAAATTAAATTGCTTTTTAACCAACCTTTCTTTGGCACACTAATGATGCATCTACCACTTGTTGATGCAACTGACGCAGGTTGGTGTCCAACTGCTGCGGTAGATGGACGAAATATCTATTACAATCGCGAGTTTTTAAAGAAACTAGATGTTGAGGAAGTGCAGTTTGTCCTTTGCCACGAGCTGTTACACGTAGCGTTTGATCACCTTGGTCGTCGAAGTCACCGAGATCCAAAATGGTGGAACATGGCTAATGATTATGTTATTAATGGCACTCTTATCAGAGACAAAATTGGTAAAATGCCTACAGAGCGCGTACCTGTTGAAGACACCGATGACTCTGGCAAGAAAACAACCAGTCAGCGTGTTGGATTGTATGATGAGAAGTACCTAGGTTGGACCAGCGAAGCTGTTTATGATGACCTTGAAAAACGTAAGGTCAAGAAAGAATTAACTCTAGATGTTCATCTTGAACTTGGTAATGATGGAAAATCTGGTGCGGGTAACAAAGATACAAATAAAAATGGTATTAATGTACCTGGTTTAAGTGAAGCTGATCTAAAAGAAATTCAAGAACAAATGCGAGGTAAAATCATTCAAGCTATGAATGCTGCTGCAGGAAAAATGCCAGCTAGTCTTCAACGGCTAGTTGACGATCTTGTAGAAACCAAAGTTAATTGGCGCGATTTGCTGCAACAAAGCATTCAAAGTTGTTTGGTTGATGACTTTACTTTTATGCGTCCAAATCGTAAGCATATGTATGGCGGTATTTTTATGCCTACGCTTAAGAAAGACGATACTATTGATATTCAAATTGCGATTGATATGAGTGGTAGTATTTCAGATAGTATGGCTAAGGATTTCCTTAGTGAAACATACGGCATTATGCAGCTTTATAATGATTTTAAAATTGGTATTGTTTGTTTTGATACGGCTACGTATAATTACAAAGAATTTACCAAAGACAACGAAGATGAGCTACTATCATACCAATGTAAAGGTGGCGGTGGCACAGATTTTGAAGCATTTTGGAACTTCTGGAAAGAGGCTAAGATTGAACCAAAACTGGCTGTCGTGTTTACCGACGGTTATCCTTATGGTACTTGGGGTCCTGAGAATTATTGTGACACCCTTTGGGTAATCACAGAAGGTTACAAGACTCGTGTTAAGCCACCGTTTGGCCGTTTTGCTTATTATGAGCACGGCAATGGTGTTGAAGAGATTGGAGACGCCTAAATTTTGTGTCTATAATTATTAAAATGCCAGCGGATCATTGCACCGCTGGCACTTTTTTATTACGGTGTGGAAATATAGATAGATTATGCTACTATATAAAAGATGGAGTAAAAATAATGCGAGTTAATCTAGCACGTAGCAACAAAAATCTTCAGGGTTTGTTTTTTGAACAAACCATGCGAGAGTTTGCTGATGAGTTTGGATTTGCCAGCTACAGACTTGCTGCACAGTATGTACGAACGGGCAAGCAAGGTCTTCAAGCATATGTTGATTATCTAGTATCAATTGGTTATGCTGCTACGTTGTATTTCTTGCCACCAAATAAAGAACTATTTCAAGACGTAGGTGAGGAATGGATGCAAGTTAGCAGGACTAGTCCAAGTTTTGGATTAATTATTTCTGATACTGATCCATTGCTTGTCGAGTGGAAATTGCGAAATAGCTAAAATACATGTTCTAAAATTGCCTGTTATTAACACAAACATATTTTATGGCAATAGATCTTTGGCATAGTATCTAGCTCTTTTGAGAATATTGAAACTAATGTAATTTTACACTATCATTAACGTTTACCAAGGAGTGATAGTATTATGGCAACACCTGGAGATTTTAATAATCAGCTAAGCGAGTTAGCCAGCCAGCTGGCTGGTATGGTAGCAGAAAGACTAGCATTTTGGTCGCGTGATATGAACCCGTCTGAACGTCGTAGGATATTAGATATGATCGAAGGGCAGCTTCCTGATATTATTGCCAATAGTATAGCCAAAGCACCTAGCTTACACAGCGCTGCAGGAGTTGATTATTTCCAACAAAATTTAGAAAGTTATGCAGATGTCTACGCAAAGAAATTTCTAGGCAAGGACTAATCTCTCGGAATGGATAACCTAAATCTGAGAACTGTAAGGTTACACTTTCCACGTAATAAAATTGATAATAAAACCAAAGCTGATGTAGAAACGTGGATTACTATGCTTGAACAGCTTTTAAGCTGTGATTATGACGACTATACGATATCAATAGCAACAGATAATTATCAACGCCGTACTGATGTTGAAATAATTTTTGCAACAGTAGACGACGCTACTTGGTTCCGCTTACAACAAAAAGACTAGGAGAATTTTATAACAACAGATTGGTAAGAACAGTATCTATCTGAAGCTGCTGCTACATTTAACAACAATGGTGGAGATAGCAAAAATTTTAACCAATTGATTTGATTAGCTAATCTATATTATGAAACACCTGATGTAAAACGGGCATATGATTTCTGGAGAATGCTCAAAACACTTAGTAAACAGCATTAATTACATATCTTTTTGCATACCTCATACACTAGCAATGCAATTGTGTAATAGCTCATGTTCTAGTAAATATTGTGCAGCGCAATAAAAATTCAAGAGGAACAAAAATGCAAAAGATTATCAAAAGTTTTTTTTATATTATTAACAGTGTAACTGACAATATTAGTAACCGCACTGGCCAAAATGATGTAATGAGGTATTTTGAAGCAGAATATAAAAAAGATCCTAAAGGGGCATACGAGCACTGGCGTAGCACAAACAAAACCAACTACAGTTATTAAACTTTTATTAAACCCTCATAAATTGAGGGTTTATTTTTGACCGCCAAACGTTAAACAATTAAACTGTAACTATAAATTAAAGGAAATTTTAATGAACGTTGATTTGAATAGATATCAAAATTTTGTGCAGGCTGTTACCAGCGAGGCTAGTGAAGATCTAGAGGTATTGATTACTAGACTGCGAGTATTGCAAAGCAGCGAACCTCAGCTGAATGTGAGCTTGCTGCTGACAGCTGGTATTGGGTTGGCTAGCGAGGCTGGGGAATTCGACGAGCTGGTGAAAAAATGTGCCTTTCAAGGCAAGCCATGGAACGAGGAAACCCGTCATCATATGTTCCGGGAATTAGGCGACATAGCATGGTATTGGGTATCAGCATGCCGTGCTATCGGAGTTGATCCCAACGAGGTAATTGAGGAAAATGTACGCAAGCTAGAATCACGCTATCCCGGCGGTGCATTTGATGTGCATTATTCAGAAAATCGCAAGGCCGGCGATCTTTAGTGGGTCTTGGTCCACCAGTTTGCACAAACTGTATGCTGGTGGGTACCTTAAGCAACAATAGGTGGCATTGCAAAGGTTGCGGTGATCAAAACATGCTAAAGCATTTATGGGAGCTTGATTCCAAAACTCAAGAAACTATAGAAGCTAACACTCGATTTATGTTGCCAGTGTGGAAAAAACCAAAGATTAAAATTTGCTGCGGTGATGCGTATAATGATTGCAACAAGCCAGCAGGTTGGATACGCAACACACAGTTTGCAAGTAGATCGCGTGTCAATTGAACAAACTCAAGAAGTTGCGGCGCAGATTAAGAATATTATAACTGGATGACAAAGGAAAACACATGAAATTATCTAATATTATGTTAGCAATTATCATATTGCTAGCATCGACTACTGTATATGCACAACAGATTACTGGTGCTGGTAGTACATTTGGCGGACCAATTTATACCAAGTGGAGTGAAGCTGTTAAAAGTCAAGGTATTGAATTTAATTATCAAAACATTGGATCTGGTGGCGGTATTAATCAAGTTATCAACCGTACAGTTGATTTTGGTGGTACAGATATGCCATTAACAGCAGAAAAATTAGCAGATTCTAAATTATTGCAATTTCCTACTGTAATTGGCGGTGTTGTTGTTATTATTAATGTGCCGGGAATTGCTATAAATCAACTTAAGTTAACTGGCGAAGTGTTGTCAAACATTTACCTTGGAAAAATTATCAAATGGGATGATGCGGCAATTGCAGCGTTAAATCCAACTATCAAACTACCAAAACTGACTATTGCACCTGTTTATCGTGCAGATGGTAGCGGGACTACATTTGTTTTTACTAATTATCTCAGCGGACAAAGTTCTGAATGGCAGACTGCTGTTGGCAGCAGCACTAGTGTAAAGTGGCCTACCGGTAACGGATCAAAAGGCAACGATGGTATAGCAGCATCTGTAAGACAGGTAATTGGTGCTATTGGCTATGTAGAAAGCGCATATGCGTCTAACAACGGACTAGTTACTACGCAACTACGTAATAAATCAGGTAACTTTGTATCGCCAACATTTTCAACGTTTGCCGCCGCCGCAGCTAATGCAGATTGGGTACATGCTCAAAATTTTGCGGTCAATCTAAATGATCAACCAGGTGAAGAAAGTTGGCCAATTGAAAGTGCAACTTTTGTACTGCTACCAACTAATCCAAAAGATATTACAGTAAGCCAATTAGTACGCAAGTTTTTTGATATAAGTTTTGCAACAGGTAACGACACTGCTAAAGCTATGCTGTATGTGCCGTTGCCTAAGTCTGTACAGGATGCAGTTCGCACAGCTTGGAAAACACAATTTTCAAACTAAAAACAGTTGACAAATAGGTTGATAATGCTACAATCGCATTATGTATATGGTAGGATGATAGCATGACTGTGAAATCTGTAATTTTTGACATCGACGGAACATTGGCAAATATCGAACATCGTCGTCATTGGGTTCAACATAAACCAAAGAATTGGCCTGCGTTTAATCGTGCAATGAAGGACGACCAAGTCAACGAGGATATTGTATGGATGCTAAAAACATTTCATACAGCTGGTTGCACAATTCTAATTGCCAGCGGCAGAAGCGAAGAAGATCGTACTGTAACTGAAACATGGCTACGAGATGTAGCCGGTGTAGGCAACTTATACAGCAAGCTTTATATGCGACCTGTCCGCGATTACCGCAGCGACGACATCATCAAGAGCGAAATTCTTGATCAAATGCGCGTTGATGGGTATGATCCAACTATAGCTATAGATGATCGCAATCAAGTTGTTGACGAGTGGAGGCGCCGCGGTCTTAGATGCCTACAGGTAGCCCCAGGCGATTTCTAGTATGAAAGCAAGTAAAGGTAAGGTAACTGCTCAATCTGTGCTAGACAAATTGAAACAAAGGTTTAACATTGTATAACATCATTGATAATATTCTGTCTTATGCTACTTTACGGTTATGCTCATGGGAGATGTAGAAATGGACGCCAAAATAGCTGCACTCAATTGCGATTTACCAGAGTTTGAAGGAATTTACAGCGATGTTCTCAACTTCATTCATTACGAAATTGATATGTCGGTTCTAAAGCATGAATTAGTCAAATATGCAACGTGCATTAATATGTCTGATATAGCTGAAAAAATTCCGCCTGGATATGTGGGTATTGAAGGAAAAATAGCCTACTGTATCAATCGAGGTGCTAAGCTTAAAGAATCAAGTATAGAAAAAGTTCGTAAAATTTTAACTGAATACAACACAAAATCAATCAAAGAATCTAATTTTAACTGGGAGCAAATTACACTAACCTCGCAAGGCAAAAATATTCTTGCATATGTAAATTGTTATAGTCAGATAGACAACGCAAAAACATTGGTATTACGAGGCAAGATGCCTGCGCGGGATCTAGCTACAACAGTTCGTAAGATAGTAAATGATAATGCTCAAGGCAAAGCCATAGTTGCAAAACAACTTCTAGATCATTATAAAGAACGATTAGTTGAATCTAAAGGAGATTTGTGCATTGCTGATTGGGTTAAACCTCTTGCCATCATAGTAGATACCCTTGGACTCTTAGTAAACAATCGAGCCAGTGTTCGATTGGGAGCAAAAGGTGCTAAAGCGAGAAGGCTGGCAAATACCCTTGAACAGCGCGACAGTAAAGGTGAAAAAGCAGCCGCCAAAGTAACCTATAAAGATGCAGATCAAGATTTGGGCATTGACAGCGTTGATCCAACTAATCTTGTTGGTGCAGCCGCGGCAGTTATTTACAACACAAAGAATCGTCATTGTGAAGTGTATTTTGCTATGGACGGTAAACGACTTAGTGTACAAGGCGCACGTATTATTAATTTTGACGAAGCTAAATCAATTGGAAAAACGCTACGTCATCCAGAAAAAGAATTACCACATTGGAATAGAGCAACTGTAGTAAGACGTCTAGAAGTACTCTTGGGTCAAATAAATGGTAAAGGTTGGACGTTAAGTGGTAAATTTAATCGAAATACTATGATTTTGAAAGTTTTATAAATGATAGAAAATTCTAAATCTCTAATTTAGAATAAGCATTGAAGTTTGATCTCTCTGAGTAATTGTGTTATTAAAGCGCAAATGCAGCTATGTCATCATGTACATAATGCGAGTATTACTAAATGGTCGTTAAACTATAATTAAGATTCAACAATACCAACAAGAACGTCGCTACCGGACGGATTAGCGTCTTGTTGGCTAAACGATAGTACACCGTTAACGTTGCGTACTATTACAATTTTTTTACTAGGTTCAAGCATTAGTTGCTCTGTAGTGCGAGTATCAAGTCCTAGTATTGGTGTTCGTAAGGTAGTAAGTTGAGGATTGTCTATCCACTGTTTGGCTAGCAACGGCATTAATTCGTCTGGCTTGCTAGCAGTATCAAGTATAAACTGTGCAATTTTAAGTCTAGCTTTTGAACTTAGTCTGCGCATATGCAACACGGTATCCGGGCTATGCGGTTGATACCCTGCACTGGGTATCCAAATGCCATGATTAGTGCGGGCTACTTTATCATCCGTTATTTCACGTATTACTTGGCGACGATCATTTCCAATCTTACCTTCTATAAGAATTAATTTGTCAGAGTTAAAAATCATAACGCATCCTCCAACACCCTGGTCTCGGCACAATGCAACCGCTTTGTCAACAGTTGGCTGAGCTAATGCATTGCGTATTATGCGTCCATCTTTACTAGGGTGCTTATCTATACCGTTGACAACTGGATTTAGACTTGAGCTAATAATGCTAACGCCGTTAGAGTTCATGCCCTCAGTCCAACGAGTATCTTCGTCCATAAGTGTTACACGTTGAAAATCGTCGTTTTGATCTCGAAATAATTTGGTACTAGTAGGCGCGGGACGATCTCGATTTTTAACACCTACCCATCCTACATTTGGAAATTTTTTCGCAATAATGGTACACATACTTTATTATTTATATAACCTTGAATAGATATTAAATGTTGACAATATTAGCACGGGCAATAACAGTCATTCCACAATTATTAGTATGATGTAATCTAATATGCCATTCTGGATGATGTGCAAGAAATTGTAATAATGCACCGGTTAATGCTGGACTATTTCCAAATTCGTCTACAGTGCCGTTATATTCTGTATCATGCATAACGATATATTTGCGTACTTGATTATGGTGTCTTTGAAGTTCTGCTGAAAGTTGTGCGTATGTGTGGCTAGTATCAATAAACAACAAATCGGTTGGAGTTATAGTAATCTCAAGATCGTTAGCAATTATATATTCAACATCCATACCATGTTCTCGACATATATCAATAATATAAGAAATTCTTTCACTAGAAGAAATATCATATAATCTAAAAGATTTAGCAGAGGAGCTAAGAAATGCTCTGGTGCTGACCCCGTGTCTAACACCAAATTCTGTAATAGATTCGCATTGATCTCCTAACCATCTTAGAAGAGGTATATGTTCGTTAATATCACTGACGTTTTGACATGAATATTGAAATTCATGTTGTAATAGCTCGTTAAGATCCATAATTCAATGCTTTAGTTTGATTGCGTATTGAATTTATAATACTTAATATGAAAAAATGCAATTGACGTATAGCAGATCAATGTTATACTAAAAGAGTAAACACAGGGATTTGAATATGTTCTACCACTATTCCACTCGTATCGAAGATTATCTGGACGCAATTGACGGTTGCGACGCATTTATTGTGGCCGAACGTGGTGACTTCAAGATCATCAACTACATCAACATGGGTCCTGATGTGTTCCCTGATCCCAAGACTGCACCCAATATCGAGATTGCTCGCAAGTGGGGCTTGCGTCGTCAGTGTCGCGGGCTAATTTTTAGCCATGCTGGTGATGTGATCTCTCTGCCAATTGAGAAATTTTTCAATGTCGGCGAACGAGAGGAGACTCAGCTCAACAACATTGTTCTCAGCGATCAGCATGTGCTCCTAGACAAAATGGACGGCAGTATGGTTCGTCCTATTCCTGTTGGCAATGCCTACCGCATGGGCACCAAGATGGGCATCACGGATGTTGCTATGCAATCCGAACTGTTCCTGG